ATCTTTAGACTTGTCAGCCATCTTATCTTGTCCCCAGAATTGTCCTTCTTCAACTTCTTCAACTTCTTCGTCAATGTCACGAGGCATTTTGAAAGGAGCGTCTTTAACAGCATACTGAGGATCATAAGTAGCGTCACCCTCTTGATCTGGAGCTCGTTTCTGTTTTGTAACGCCTTCAATCTCTCCCGTAAACTGAGAATCGAGAGCGACCGGGTGCTTAATAAGCTCGACCTTATGTAAATCTTTAAAGCGCTGTTCTTCACCTGATTTAGGCTGCGCTACTTCGGAAAGAAGGTCCTTAAACTGTTTCATTATTAGATCCCTGTTTTATTTAAAGTGTTATACCCAATATTTATATTCTAGTGGTTTGCTATTCTTCAACATCATCTTCTGGCGGTTCAGCATCAACGTCATCAACTGGTTCTTCTTCTTCTTTTTCCGCTTCAATCTGATCTTGCATTTCTTTGTAATTTTCTTCTGACATTTGAAGAACATTACGGACAACCCACTCTTTAGAATAATACTTACCAATTTGTTCTTCAATATCCCTAAGGGTGTTTAATCTTTCTCGAAGAATTTCAGCTTCTTTCAATTCAGTAAAATAGTTGTCTTGAATAAAGTCATATCGAATATCATTTCGAATGTTTTCAAATTCTTCAGGAGTAAGAATACCCTTCAAAATAAGTTGCTTTTCTAAAACAATATTAAATAACCAACCAAACCTAGCTCTTATTCTACGAATGAATTTACCAAACTTTAATTCATCTCGAGTAATTTCACTTGATCTACCGAATGATGCCATTGTTTCAGGCTCTAAACGGCTTAATGGTACCTTCAACGCCTTATATAGTTTACGTTGAAAGTACAGCATATTTTCGTCTGTGCTCAAGCCCTGTGCATTACCACCGGCAAGAGTATCAACCTCTGTGGATCGCTCACCACCTCGGCGAGGGAACCAAAAATCTTCAGTCATTGTCATCATCTTACGAGAATCGCTAATCTCACCAGTTGATGCATTGTACTGTAACTTATTCTTATGGCGAGTCATCATATCACGTAGATATTGCTCTGCCTTATTCTTTGGCAAGTTACCAACATCGATATAGAATATTCGACGCTCTGGAGCCCTTGTCAAAGTGTAGATAACCGTAGCATCTTCCAACATACGCAGTTGGTTAAGAGGCTTAATCGAAGGATGCAAATGAGATAATACTAAACTATTATTCTCATTCATCAACCCCGATGTTACCCTAGCAACTGAATCCTTAGCAATACGGATTCCGTTTACTGCTCCGGTAGTACCTCCGCCACTCTTACTTCCTGCGAAACCGGCATCCGAGTACATATAGTACTCGTTTTTAATCTTCTTTGTGTTAATACCTGAGTGCGGATCTTTATTCTTCTTGTCCATTTCTCGAATAAGCTTAAGCTTTCGAGCATCGACATATCTTAACTCACGTATTCCCTTCTTTAATTGATCTGGATCAATAATGATATGATAGTTAATTCGACCGTCTACATAAAACTTGTAGAACATATCATATCCGTTATTGGCCATATCAAATAGAGCTAAAACATTATTGAATTCTTCAGTAATCTTTTCTTTAACTCTATCAGGTAGATCTGCTTCATCTAAGATAATATCAACTACCTGATCATTAGTATCAACACTAATAGCTTCGTTTACAATATCATCAATAGCTTGAGCTATCTCTGGTTGCATTGCCATTCCACGATATTTTGTGATAAGTTCCGATTCTGACTTTGCAGAACCTTCCATATCAAGTATCGTACTGTAAAACCCACCCAGCGAATTACCATCAACGGTAATTGCCCCATCGTCATTATGAGGCTCGGCAAACGAGACTGGTGTGTCGTCGTCTTCCGGCCTCTTGATTTCAAAACCAAAGAGCTTCATTCTATATTCCTATATCAATAATTATGTAGTTGAAATTCCAGTTGTTCCCTCGACTCTCCAGAAGTCGTATTGGAACGTAACTGTAAATTCTTCAATGGTATCTGTGGTGCTCCAATCCATAGCGATATCGCTAATGTTAATTGGGTGCAAACCTTCAAATACATAGGTACGTATTGCATCTCCGTCTTTACTATATTGTGTAATGATTCCGTTTGATTTGTAATCCTGTGGAAGTCCTCTCAAGTTACCATCGTGTGTATTGATGGAATTTGACCATGCTTCCATAGCGTTACGTACTAAGAAATCTTCGTCGTTAATTACTGTAACGGTCCAATCTTCAAATGTTCTATCACCTGCATACTTAACTTGCCGACCAAAGTATGGTGCTTGAAAAGTTCCAAGGTTCGAGGCAGGAATACCTGCTGCTCGAACCATGAATGGGACTTTAATGTCGGCCGCTGGATCAACAGGGTTTAGGATTTGAACTTGGAACAATGTTGGACGAGCGCCCCCACCTACTAGCTGGGACTTAAACTCGTTAATGTTAAATGCCATGTTCGCGTTCTCCTTTAAACTAATTAGTATTTATTATGAAATTGAGCCAACAATTTCGTCGAACTCAACCCCAGTTCGTGTTGCCACGAACGTAAGTTCAATCACGTTAATAGATCGTGCAGGCTTAATAAAGATATTCGCTCTAAATTTACCTTGATCAATAACGACAGGAGTATTAACCGTTGAATCAGAAATTACTCGGAAGTCAATGATACCGCGACGACCTTGTATATCTCTCAAGAAAGGCTCGACAATATTCTTAAACTGAGTCTGAGTAAATTCATCATTCAATTCAAACAAAAACCCTTGTGCTGCATTAGCAATTGCTTTTTCAACCGCAATAAACAATCTACGAACATTGAGTCGATCAAATGCACTCTGCGTTCCCAAACCGGTCTTGTCACCAAATAGAACGATACCTTGTCCTACTTGACTCATTACTGGGTTAATGTCGCTGCTGTAGAGCTGATCACGTTGTGCTTTATTAGGATTGAACGCAAGTTTAACAACATTCTTAATAACACCTTTACGGAAACCTGCTGGTGACTCGAAAGGCTCAACTCGAGAAGCTAGACCTGCCATATCGCCATTCAGAGGTACAAAGCGATAAACGTCATTGTACTTATCATAACGATACTTATAACCTGAATCCATGAACCAGTAAGAACTATTCTGAAGTCGATTACGGTAAGAAATTACGTTTGAAAGCATTGCGTTAGACTTAGATTCATCTACTACATCTTCTTTAGAAGGTGATAGGAATGCAATTGCATCTTTACGACTATCAACAACATTACTGATAATGTAGTTTGCTCGTGTAGCTAATCGATCGCCCTTACCTTGTAGAACAAAGGAAACGTCGATTTCATTTGGATTAGCGTAGTAATCGTAACCTTCGGCTAATGCTTGGAGAGATACGGTAGATTCAGTTGAACCATCTGCACCAAACATTAGTACTTCTGTTTGAGAAGTTGCAGCTTCAAAGTGTGCAGTGTTTGCAACCTTAACCCAAGCTGAATTTTGAGCAATAGCATCTTTGTAGTAGTTAGTACGACCATCAGGAAGCTTAGCGGCTGTATTAGTTGAAACGTTGATATAAGTTTCGATGAATTCGCCTGGTGCACCTGTAATTTCACCGTTGCGATCAATGACCGCGATGTGGTAGTTACCGGTTGATGGTGCTTTACCGAATACACCAGCTAAACTTGAACGCTTTTCAAATGATAGCTTACTAATTGCTGATTCGAAAAGAGCGTAGTTTTCAACAAATTTGACAGTATATTGATAGTAAGATATTGTATCGCGAACGGTAGCATTATTAGCTGGGTCAGAAGGAGCTTCAACTTCTAAACCGTATTGGTCTAGTGCCATTTCACTCCAAGACTGAATTTGCATGTCTTGATAGCCGACTGAATCGTTACCGACACGTATTGTGTCACCAGCCACAATCGAAAAACCACCTTCAGGCCAGATTGCGTAATCACCACCAATTCGCTCAACATTGGTCATTAGCAGAGTTACGTCGTCATCACCGTATGCCATAGAATCTGAGAAAGTTCCTGCGGGAATGTTATTCGCTACAGCGACATATGTTTGACCATCTTTAGCTTGGCCGACTGAGACTACGTCTGTAATAAACGATTCTGAATTAACATATACAACATCAATTTCGTTTCCTAATGAGCCTGCATATAATCCTTCGAAAGCACCGATTTCTGTATTCGCTCGGTCAATGGTACCTGTCGTTCCTGGAGTTTCGCCAGCGACGAAACCATTTGTTGAATTTGCTGTAACGGTTTCAGTATTCGCATCAAAATAGATGAGATCGGTCACACCCTCAGCAGCTACCGAGCCATCATCGACACGAGTAACCCAAAGAGCGGACGAGTATGAGAGGTAATCTGCTGCAGTGAAAAATGTTTCGTAGTTATCGTCGTCTGGAGTACCGAAACGATCTACTAATTCATTTTCCGAAGAAACAAGAACAGTCTCATTTACCGGACCCCATCTAAAAACACCCGCTATTGCTGCAGGTGGCGTTGCGATGGCTGGTACCGCTGCTGACGCGTCCACTTCACGAACGATTACAGAGGGACTTACGGAAAAAGCCATATTATTCTCCTTTAATTATTATCTATTAAACCTAGTAGTTTTTTTAATTAGTTATCACTAATTCTATTTATAAAATCCAAGGGTTTATAATTCCCATGCGTTCCGAGCATCTTGAAGTCCGTCGTCGTAGACGTCATCATCACCAACATCAATAAAACCAAATGGAAGTAAATCTTGATCAATTTCTTCTTCGGTTTTCTGTCTTAACTTCATCATCGTGTGTATGTCAGTCATATCTTTGAAGTACATTTGGTCAGTTAGCCAAGCAAATATTACTAAGTTCATTACTAAATCATCATGAGAACCAGATTCCGCTTCGTATGAGGATCCTCTTTTCGAAAAACGTGATAACTCTTGTATTGTGTTATAGTCTTGTACTATCAGCTGATTTTGTTCAATCAGCATTTTTAAAATAGAACAACCAACAGACTTAACAGATTTGGTTGTTCGAATTCCATTATCTACTTTTTTTCCAAAGCCGCTTGAAATGCGTTTACCATTTCGACCTGCGCTCTCAGTGTAAAGAAGATTCTCATAACCATAGTCCATTAAGAGTACGTCTGATACCTGTTCACCGATATCATTAATTTCGATTAAAACCGCACCCTCATTGTACATTAGTCCTACTCTATATATAACAGAAGCAAAATCGACCGGACCAACGAAGTTATCTCGAAAGACACATACTTGCTTGTATGGCATCTCAGTAATGTCGATCACATTAAATGTTGAATAGTCGAGACCTTTACCTCTCGATACGTCAACTGTTATTGCATATGTGCGACCTTCAATTGCCGCTTCATATTGTGTTAGCCCTTCTCGATCTTCGATAGGGCGAGAATAAGCAAGCTCTTTAAGTTTACTACCATCTATTAATGTGCCAGAACTACCTAAGAATTCTCCACAGTATTCTTGTTTAAACTTTTGCTCATCGAAGTCAAGAGCTTCTAATGTTTCCTGTCTCCACTTTTCATCACGACCAGGCACATCGGTCCAAGTTACCTTAACAAACTCGTAACCATTTGTTCCTTCTTCAGCGCCTTTACATGTTTTCCAAAAATGATTCAATCCGTTTGGTGTGGAAGTCATTAATAGTTTTGTACTCTCACCAGAAGAGATTGTAGGATATACTGAAGCGAAAAACTCATCGTATCCCTCAATAAACGCAACCTCATCAAGATACAAGAATGATATTGACTTACCTCGAATGGCTGATGAAGAAGTAGTACCTGCATAAATCTTGCAACCATTCTCAAGTACAATATTAAATTTGTTCCATTCTTCTACGCCCTGTTGCATCCACTTAGGTAATGCTTCATATGCAATCTTAACTCGATCAAGTACTTCTTTTGCAGCATCTCCTTTGTTAGCGAGAATAGCAACTGTTTTGTACTCATTGAATAAGATATAATGTAGAATCACAGCAACAGCTGTAGTCGTTTTACCAGCCTGTCGAGCTGTTAATACTGCTACTCGACGATTGTTTGTAATCTTTTCTGTAATTTCTTTTTGATAATCATACATATCAAGAGGAACAAATCCTCTATCAACATGTACAATTTTAATATAACTCTCAGCAAAGTAGATTGGGTCTTTTAAGCATTTCATATACTCCTTTAAATTGTCTGGAGTAAATTCAATCTGTTCACCAATTCGCTTTAGATTGTTATTACCAAGATAGCCACTACTCATCTTCACCCTTTATCATTTTAAGTAAGTCGGCAGTTGATACAATTAGATTATTATTCGTAACCTGAGTTTCTGCTTGCTTTTCTTCTTTAGCATATCTTTTCTTTGTTGACATTTCAACATAATCTTTGTTAGCGTCAAGTAGTGTTTTCATTAAAGTGGATACAACTTCAAAGGCTCGAGGTGATTCTGACTGCTTTGCAATTTCCACCATTTCTTTAACCGAGTCATCTCCAAGTTGAATAATATTCTCAATGTTTTTCTTAGCTAATTCGATATCCTTAAGGTTCTCATCAGCATTCTTTTCTGCTACGGTTGGGAGTTGAGGCTCAGCCACTTCAGCTGGAACCGGCAGGTTTTCAGCTGCAGCTGGAACCGGCAGGTTTTCAGCAGGTTTTATTTCTTCTTGATTAAAAGAATTGGCAGGAAGGGAAATCTTCATATCTTCTCTCGCATCTTCCAAGGGTCTCATACTTAATAACTCTGCTATTTTATCATCACTCATTTCAAGCACTCCTGTACACGCTTTCTCAAATCACTACTGCTAAAACGATGACCTCTTTGATTAAAGTATAGATCAATGTCTCTCATACGACAAATATCTTTCCCAGTAAAATCTTTATCGCGATACTCTTCGCCTAATATTCTTACATGAATTGTATATAATTCAAGTATGTCTTCTAAATCTTTTTCAGTTGAGTATGGAATGATCTCATCTACATAACTCACTGCTTTTAGTTGTGTATATCTTTCTACTATTGTTTGAGCAGGAGAGTTTTTGTTACTCCTATCAAGACCAGGATCCATTTGCAATCCTACCATCAAATAATCACATTGAGCTTTTGCATCTCTTAACATTTGTACATGGCCTGCATGCAGCAAATCAAATGCGCTACAGGTAAATCCAACCTTCATAATACATCCTTGTTAGGATGGCGGGGTATCCGATATCTGTTCGGCATAATCCCAGTCATCATCAAATTCAATTAAACTATAATCTACACTAAGTTCTTGTTTTGTCGTTGGTGTATTGTTAGCAGTCATCCCTGGCTGTAGAGTATAGAACTCCTCAAAGTCTGAGTTAACATCAGTGTCAGTTGCATAACGAACATCAACAAACTTAATAATACCTTTTTGCTTTTCTGGACCAAAGAACCAAGCCTTCATTGTAAAGTTTAAAGTATATAATATGCTTTGCCTTTCTTCAAATCCACCTTCATATAGATCTTCCATGCTAACACCATTTAGTATTAGTGGTATATCTATAGGTTCAAGACCATCGATCAATCGAACAGTTTGAGTAAAATCTGGTTGAAAGAATGGAATGATTTGCTCAAGAATTTTAGTAGCATCTTCTTGGTACTTAGTCATAATAAACAATTGGAAATCTAAATTGTATGGTGCACCAGCATATACAAACTTACGACCACCAACAGCATCATCAGTAACTGTTTTACGAATCTTAGTAATAGGTGAAATTTTACGTTCACCGTCGTAAGACATGCCGGTCATTTCAAACGACATACGAGGTAAAGTAATTGCAGCCTTTGCGCTGTAATCCGGATTCTGATCTAAGCGAGCTAGTATTTTTTGGAATGGTGCATAAGAAATTGGAACAATCATTCTTTTAGTAGTTGTTTGATTGTTGTCAATACGCTCTACAGTCAACTGATTAAAGTACGTGCCAAATAAAGCTACGTACTTTCGAGTTGTCGCATTATAGAAATAATTTGCAATCGCCATTATGAATCCTGAATAGTAATATTTTCGCTAAATGGATCTGACTCTGAGAAGTCGACTATGTTATCACCTTCAGTTTCAAATACGTAGTTACGTGCTAATGTGTCAGCACCATCTGTAACACCGAACTGATCGCCGGTTGTATTTGCAAGAGCTTGTAGAGTATCGGTTTGAGTTGTATCGATTTCATCAAAGTAATTATCAATAGCTTCGCGACCTGTTTCAAATCTTTGACCGCTGAATTCAATAAGTTCAGCCTTCATGTCAGATACTTGTAAAGCACCACTCTGGTAGAATACACTCTCGTGTTCTACGAACTTGATTTCAAACATTTTTTCGTTGAGTGGGAAGTAGATGAGATCGCCCTCGCGTGGACGTACCATTTCTGGTAGTTCGCGAGTAACAAACCTTTCGAATGTACGATTCGCTACAGAGAACGTAACGGAGTCTCGTATCTGTAAACCAAACTTAGATAGGAAGTCACCTTCACCTTCAAACCCATCGACATTCTTAACATAGCATTCAAAGTGGAAGGTTTCGTCATATAGCGGCATGTCGTCTTCATTAAAAATATCATCACGGCCTGTTATAGAACGCTTAATGTAAATTATATCGACACCATACATACGAATGCTTTCGATAACTAAGTCATCGATAAGCTGTTGCTCATTAAAGTTATCGTAGTTTCGAAAGAATACATTAGTTGCCATGATTCAAAATCATCCAATGAAGTTATAGGTTAGAGGCTGGTAAGATCGAATTGCTTCTTCTTCCATTTTCTCGCGCTCAGCTTTTGCCTCTGATAATATTTGCTCTCCGTTAAATGATACACCGCCAACTAACTGCATACCACTAAATTTAGTAAGATTTGAACCCCAGTTTTCTTTGATTAGAATAGTGGAATAATTTTGCAACCAACGATCACCCCATACATCTGTGTATGTGTCGGCGTCAATAACATCATAAGCTTCAACAATAATGTATTCACCTACGGTAAGAAAGTTTTTGTCAACGTCAATAAACAGTTTATTAACATGCTTATTGTAACGAATCATTGGCTTACCTACTAGAATCTCTTGAAGAAATTGTAGGTGGCTCATTGCCATATAGTAGTTCTGTACATTGTAGCCAGTAATATCTTCAATGTTATTAAGTACAAATTGGTATTGTACATTAAACATACCAGAACCTGTTGAAAGGTTTGTACTAAGAGGAAAGATTCCTGAAATACCAAGGAGTGTTGGTGGCAAATCAATATAACCATTGGCAGCATCAGCTTCTGTGATTTGGTGCTTAAGGTATATTTGCTGGCTACCGTTGTAGTGGTAATCTCTCCAAAAAGATACAGCTTCTTCTACCCTGTCTTCAACCTGCTCATCAGCTACATTTATCTCAATTACAGGCGCGCCGAGTTTGCGTAAGCAATAGTCTTTAAACTCTTCTCTTGTCTGTGGTTGCGCCATGATTTATTCTCGTTGGTTTATATGATCTATTTATAAAGTGATCGGTTCACACTCAATTTGAATGACTTGATTCGGATAGTCAACTCTAAAAGCTTTAGCTAATTTAGTAAGTGTCCACTTATCTTCTTCATCAATTAAACAAAGAACTTTAGGGTTTTGATCTTCAGTCCCTTCCATAATACTAATTGTAAAATGATTTGATGCCATTGTTTTATTCCATTACTTGTATGTGAATTGCATTGTAGCAAGAGTGACGCCGTTGTCAGTAGTATATGGATCTTCTGTAATTACATCGTAAAATCGCGCAGCCCAGGGCTTATTTGAATGATAATTCATAAGCGAACCATTATGTACAAAATTAACTCGATATCCTACTACGCTCCATTGCGTAAAACAATCTTTACATGCTTGAATGTAATCCTCATCGAATAGCCAAGCTTTTGATCCGTCAGCATCTTCGCCATAGGTTGCATATATCCACGATACATAATCTGAAGTGTTAGTGTTAATTGCACCTACAGTAATATGAATAGGATGACCGTCTTTACGACCAATAGTACACTTGGAATTTACATTAGTTTGTTCAACTAAATTTTTACACATGGTGCGTAATGCTTCTCTTTTTTCTTCAGGTGTTTCAGGAGAGCCAGCCATCACCCAGTCAAAAGTACCTCCATCTAAGTAAGGTAAGCTTGAAGAAAATAGAGTATCAAATTCTTCACCATCTAAAATACTTACGTCTGTAAATTCAGTAACTGTAAAAGCCATTATTTAATTCCTCACCTATGATCTCTTGATTTCGTAGTAAACTGTACTACCATTCTTATCTGTTATACTATCCATTGCCTGCTCTGGAGTATATGTGTAGCCGCCTGTTGTATAGCTAGTGCTGTTGCCCATGGTTGTTAAAGTTACGCCGTCCCAAACATACGAGAAACCGCCGCCCGATGGAGCGACACAATAGAAGTTAGGCTGAATCACCCAGTTGTACATGGTGTCTTTTGCAGTATCTGCAATGGTGCCAGAGTTAGTAGCAACAATTGTACCGCTCGTGCTTCCTGTTCGTACATTAATAGTATAAGAATCTGTACCTTCAGTGATGAAGTCTCGAGTTGCTCTTACACTAATTATTCCTACGTTACTATTGACAGTAAAGCTACCGGATGTAGTATCAAACTCTGCTGTAGGTGTAATGTTCCAGTACAGCGTTGTTCCATTAGGCACGTTCGTAGTTGATACTGTGATGTCTTCATCCTGAGCCGTGCCACCTGAACCTTGCTCGTCTAATGCGGGACCTGCTACGGAGTAAGTCGCAGCAGGTGTAGTAGATGTATCATTAATTGTAAATGTATCAGTAGCAACAATTGAACCAGCTTGGCTGCCTGTTCTTAAATTTACAGTAGCTGTTTCAGATCCTTCGGTCGTAGTGTCAGCGGTAGGCGTTGCTGTAAAACTTGCTACTCCTTCTCCACTATTTGCATCGATTGAAATAGTAACACTGCCGGTACCAGTAGCAAAATCTGCTGGTGTGTCACCAGTACTAACTGACCAATATAATGTCGTTCCACCGGCAACCCCGGCAGTTGTGATGTTAAACGTACCAGCTGAACCTTCGTTAATAGAAGTTGGAGCAGCTATAATGTAAACCGCAGGAGGTGTAGTAGATGTATCATTAACATTAAATGTATCAGTAGCAACAATTGTACCGCTCGTGCTTCCTGTTCTTATTTCGACTTGTGCGGTTTCAGTTCCCTCAGTTGTAAGGTCAGCGGTAGGCGTTGCTGTAAACGAACCTGCATTTGAGTTAACAGTAAACGAGCCTGATGGATAAGTGCCACCGAAGTCAGCCGCTTGTGTTGTTCCGCCTGAAGGTACTCCGTTAAGCGTGTAGTATAGAGTTGTGCCGTTCGAAACATTTTGAGTTGTGACGTTAAACGTACCAGCTGAGCCTTCGTTAATAGAAGTCGGAGCAGCAACTGTGTATGTTGGTGAAGCTGTTTGCGAAGTATCATTAATTGTAACAGATGCAGAAGTTGCATTCTCGCCGGCGCCACCCTGTGGAACAGTCCATGTTACTGTTACAGTAAATGTCTCAGCACCTTCGGTTGTGGCATCTGCAACAGGTGTAACAGTAAATGTTCCTGCATTAGATGATGTATCGAATGCACCG